CTCGAACGCATAATTTATTCCCCGATCAGAATTGATTGAAGATGGATGCCTACACAAACTGTTACCAACGAAGTCATGGAAGCCGGGTCTGGAAAACATTGGACGCGGGCGGAAAAGGAAGCCAGGAAGAAGGCTGCCGAAGGTCTCAAGCGGGCAAAACCGCGCGGATTATATGCCCCGAGTGAATTGTCCAAAGGAGCCAAGGAAGTATGGAAACGTGTACTCGCTTCCACGAAAGGTGTGGAGCTGCTGGACAACATGGATACAGAGATCCTCGCGTTATATTGCGAAAACGTATCTAAGGCGAAGAAGCTGATCAAGTTGGACAAGCTGGACTCTGACCAGGTGAAGGAGTTCCAGGCGTACAGCAGGATAGCGATCAGTTATGCGGACAAGTTAGGTCTTACTCCCTCAGCAAGAGCGAGGCTGGTGAAGAAAAAGGCAGACAAGATCAAAGATTCGTTTAGCGAGAAATTTGACTGATGGATAAGAAAAGCAAGACTTTACACCCATGCACTCTATATGCTCTCGATGTGACCGAGGGGAAATATGTTGTCGGTCAGTCGGAGCTGCTGGCGTGCAAACGGCACCTGGAGGATCTTAAGCGCCAGGGTACGAAGAATTTCCCGTGGGTGTTCGATGAAGATAAAGCCAACCGGATCTATGAGTGGTTCACGTACTGCCACCACGTAGAAGGCAGGCTGGAAGGTCAGCCGATCATTTTGGCGCCGTTCCAGAAGTTCATGCTGGGGTGCGTCTTCGGGTGGGTCCATAAAAAAAGTAGTCTGCGCCGGTTCAAGAAAGCGTACATCCAGCTGGCCAGAAAGAATGCGAAATCAACGATCCTGGGCGGGGTGGCTAACTTCCTGATGGTTGGTGATGGGGAAGAAAACCCCGCGGTGTACTGCGCTGCTGTGGATAAAGAGCAGGCGCGCATTGTCTATAACATTGCAAAGGTAATGGCTGAGAAAAGCCCGGATATTGCCAAGCGGATGAAGATCCGGAACTACACGATGAGCCATATTACCAGGGGCGGGAAGCTGATGCCCCTATCGAAAGAGACCAAGAACAAGGATGGACTGAACCCCTCAGGCGCGATCATTGACGAATACCATGCGCATGATACGAGCAAGATCTACGACCTGATCGCCAGCGCCAGGGCGCACAGAGCGCAAATGTTGATGGTGATCATCACCACGGCGGGTGAGAACGCTGAAAAAAGCCCGTGCTTCAAGGAATACGAATACTGCAAACAGATCCTTTCCGGAGCGATCGCGAATGATCGTTACTTTGTTTATATCTGCGAGATGGATAAGGACGATGACGAGCACGATCCCAAAAATTGGATCAAGGCTAACCCGCTGATCGCAACAATACCCGAGGGAATGGAAGCGCTGCAGGAAGAACACGATGAGGCGTTCTCCTCGAAGGACCCGGACAAGATCAGGACTTTCAGAATCAAGCGGCTGAATAAATGGGTGTATGACACTGTGAGCGGGTACATCGGTGAATACCTGGCATTGTGGGATGAGCTCTCGGTGCTGCCAGTCAAGCGGTCGACCCCGGCTCAGCGCCAGGAGGCTTTTGCAAAACTGGTTGACGGCATGCCGTGTATCTTTGGTACTGACCTGGCTAAGACAATGGATCTGACAGGTGACGGGTTTTTGTTCTATCTGCCAGAGGAAGACAAGATCGCGGTGTGCGCGCATGGGTTTATGCCATCTGAGGCAGTGGTGAGGCATGAGAAAACGGACAAGATCCCCTATCGAGACTGGATTAACGATGGGTGGGTGACCATGACCGAGGGGGCGGTGACGGATTATGACGCGGTGGTCAAACACATGGATGACTACGAGACCGAGAACCACTTGAAGGTATTGGAAGTGGCTTACGACCCCTATAACGCGACCCATCTGGCGACCCAGCTCACAGACCAGGGCCGGGTGTGTGTGGAGATCAGGCAGGGTGCGCGGACATTGAGCGAACCTACCAAATTATTCAGGACGATGATCGCGCAAAAGAAAATCATCCATGACGGCAGCCCGCTGTTGAAGTGGGCGCTGGGGAACGCCAAGGAAGTACACGACAACAACGAAAACATTAAGTTGAGCAAATTGAACAAGGATGACACGCAGCGCATTGATCCACTGGCGGCAATTATTAACGCGATGGTGAGGCTGGCTGTGCTGCAATCGGCCGGATTCAAGGATATCAGCGATGAGATCCTTTCGGAAGATTGGGGGATGAAATGAGGGCAGCTCATGGTTAAGTTGATGAGCGAATACAAGGACAAGTACCTGGGGCGCCCTGCTGCAGTGTTGGGCGGCGGACCCAGTCTACCTGCGGATATGAAGAAACTGCCGAACGGTTGTGTTTTGATCGCGGTGAATCACCATGCGCTGATGCTGTGTAATCCTTCGTTCATGGTCTATAACGACCATCCGGATAGTTTTGAGGAGCTTGACGAAGCGGTCAAAACCTTTAAACGCATTAAGGTGAGTCCTGAACCTACCTCAGATATCCAGTTCGATGTGCCGGTGTGGACGGGTTTCTACAGCTCAAATCTGGCGGCTTGGTTTGCGTGCTGGCTTGGGTGCGATCCGGTGATCTTGTGCGGGATGGATTGTTACCAGGGTGAACAGAAATATTTCCATGATTACAAGGATAAACCACACTTCCATTACCCATTAGATCATCACATTGCCCCCTGGGTGGAAGATGGAAAAAATATGCTGCCAAACTGGCAGCGAGTAAAAGCCATGTCAGGGCCATTGGTGACTGTTTTCGGAGCATATAAGGAGCAGCGATGAAGAAGTATTTGGATGATCTTCTGCTGCTTGGCGGATGTGTTTGTATCCTGGTGGGACTGGTGCAGTGGAGTGTTATTGCAACCTGGATCACTGGCGGCGTGATGTTGATCGGGTTTGGTGTACTGATCGGAAGGGTAAAGGGCAAAATATGATCCTCAGTGAATTATTGAGCGGAAATAAAAAGATCCAAGAAGATCCTCAGGCGAGCCCGCGCCCGGATTATGCGCCATCGTACGGTTACCGGTCGAACTCGGGTGAATTGGTATCGGTTGCCAAGTCCAGTTCAATTGCGACGGCGTACCGGGCAAAAAACATCATCAGCGACGACGTGGCAAAGCTGCCGTTCCAGATGATCAGGCGGAATGGACGCGCCATCAGCCAGGTTGACCCGGATCCGGTGACCCGAAACATGGCGTACCTGCTGCAGGTGAGCCCAAATCTATGGGGATGGACGCCTTTTCAATTCAAAAAAGCGGCTATGGAGTGGCTGCTGTTCTACGGGAATGCTTATATTTGGAGCCCGACGAAGGGACCGCGGCAGCTTTTGATCCTTCCTGCAGACAAAACCACGCCAGTCTTCGACATGGAAGGCAATCTCTGGTATCGGCATGTGTTCAGCAACCAGGTGGCTTCCTACATTCCTTCGGTTGAGATCCTGCATTTGCTGATCAATCCAGACCCGACAGGGTTCATAGGGCGGGGCGTGATCACATTTGCGCGAGATACCTTTGGGAAGCAACTGGCGGCCCACAAGACCCAGTCGGCTTTTTATAAAAACGGATTCATGCCTGCTGCCTATGTAAAAATGGACGGCGAGCTGAATGCAGATGCACGGGGCAAAGTACGTGTGGCGTATGAAGAGGCTGTGAGCGGGGCGGAGAATGCGTACCGCCTGGCGGTCTTTGATAAACGTGTATTGGAATTCAACCCAATCGATATACAGCTCAAGGATGCACAGTTCCTGGAGAGCATCGATGCCACGGACCGCGACATTTGTAATTTCTTCGGGCTGCCGGAGCACATGCTTAATCGCGGTAAGGAAGCGTACAACTCCAACGAGCAAAAATATATCGAGTACCTGCAGGGAACGCTGGATGCCTACCTGGTGCCGTGGGAAGAAGCGGCAAGGATCCGGTGGCTCTCGAGCGCTGAGCAACCGAACACTTATTTTAAGTTCATACGCGAGGCTTTACTGCGAATGGACAGCAAGGCACGGGCTGAAACAATGGCAAGAAGGATCCAAAACGGGATGATGACCCCGAACGAAGGACGCGAAAAGGACGACATGAGCGCTTACGACGGCGGCGACATCCACCTTATTCCTGCAAATATGGCTGTGGTCAACAGCGACGGCAGCATCACGGCGATCAGCGCACCTGACCCGGCAAAGGAAGATCTAAATTTACAAAATGAATGGAGCCAAGATGAAAAACAGCAAAGCAAGTCATAATCCGATCCGGTGTTTTGAGGGGACGGCCAAGCCCTATGAACCATTCTGGCGCGTGAGGGACGCTGCGGAATCTGACAGCGGGGAACCCGAGATCGAATTCTACGGGCACATCAGTGAGTACAGCTGGTGGGGGGACGAGATCACCCCGGCAAAGTTCAAGGCTGACTTGATGAGCATTGGCAGGGGAGGACCGGTGACCGTGCGCATTCATTCTGGCGGCGGCGAGGTGTGGGCTGCGAGCGCGATCAGGGCGATGCTGGTGGATTACCCAGGGCGTGTGACCACCCGTATTGACGGGTTGTGCGCCAGTGCTGCAACCTATATTGCGCTGGCAGGTGACCGGATCCTGATGCAGGACACGGCATTCTTCATGATCCACGACCCGGCGTGCATGTTATACGGCACGGTTGAAGATCTGAAAGAGACGATCGAATTCCTGAAGGTTATCAAACAGGGAATAGTTGAAGCTTACCAGGGTAAAACCGGTATGGAAGCCGAAAAACTGGCCAAACTGATGACCGATGAAACCTGGCTGACCGCCCAGGACGCAAAAAAAATGGGGTTTGTGGATGAAGTTGTGGGTGGTCCGGTGAAAAACCTCAACTCCGTACTGCAAAATGCGGCTTTCCTGAACTGCCTGAACGAGTATTCCAATGTGCCAGAGGCAGTGACAGAAGCTTTCCAAATTGAAAATGTCCCGACAGAGCCGGTATCCAGCGATCCGGTTGTGGAGGATGACATCCAACGCGAGGCGCAAACACTTCGCGATCGAGTTTCTCAACTTTTACGAAAGGAGAACGAAAATGCTTGATTTGAAACCTTATTTCGATGCCGTTAATGCGGCAGATGCGGAAGTACAGCGGATCGCCAATGAAATTGATACGCTCTTTCGCGAAGGGTCGGAAGAAAGCACACTAAAAGCGACGATTGATCTGCGCCCCGCGCTGGACGAAGCACAGAAAAAACACGCTGAGGCTGTGTCACTGTACGAGGCGATGCAAAATGCAAACCGCCCGAATGACATCGCTAAAAACTTTGTGCCGATCAGCGATCCATCCCCCGAGGACGCCGAAGGCTCTCAGCCGACGGTGATCAAACGCGCGGAGTACGACAAGATGAGTCTTGTTGACCGTGCCCAATTCGTCCGCTCAGGCGGAACTGTTGAGGACTAAGAAGGTCCTTAAATCCACTTGGAGATTGCTTCGACCGTAAAGATCACGGTCTCGCAATGACAATTTTCTTGAAAAATTTTTCTAGGAGGTTCTAAATGAGCAACACTTTAACAGGTCTTATCCCTACCATTTACGAAGCCGCGGATGTTGTGCTGCGTGAATTGGCGGGGTTCATTCCGGCAGTCAACCTGGATGCTTCAGGTGAACAGGCTGCTAAAAACCAATCCATTGGATTTGGTGTCACGCCAGTTCAAGAGGCTGGTGATATCGCCCCGGCTGCTACTGGCCCCGATCCCGCTTCTCAAACCATTGCTCCGGTCACCATGACCATCAGCAAGGTTAAGAGCACAAAGTTCTTCTGGGAAGCAGAGGAACAGAAGGGTCTTGGATCACTTGGCCCCAAGATCTTGAAAGATCAGTTTGCGCAGGGCATGCGCACGCTGGTGAACGAGGTCGAGGCCGACCTGGCTGCGCTGTACATCTACGCTTCCCGCGCTTATGGAACCGCTGGTGTGGCTCCATTTGCCTCCACACTGGGTGATCCTGCCCAGGTGCGCAAGATCCTGGCTGACAACGGCGCTCCACTGGGTGATCTTCAGATGGTGATCAACACCACGGCTGGCGCAAACCTGCGCACCCTGGCCACTTTGAACAACATGGCTGACATGGGAACCAAAGAGCTGCGCGAACGCGGCATTTTGCTCCCAATCCACGGGTTCCAGGTGCGCGAGAGCGCCCAGGTGAAGGATCATACCAAGGGTGCGGGAACCGGGTACAAGGTTGACCTGACCGCAGGTTATGCGGCTGGATTAACTGCGATCCACATCGATACTGGCCTGGGTCAGATCAAGGCTGGCGACGTCCTAACCAACGTAAAGACCGGCCGTGATACCAACAAGTACATCGTTGGCACTGGCGGCACAGGAACTACCGGCGTGGATACCGACATTGTGCTGGCCAATCCAGGTCTACGGGTTGCCTGGGTTAACAACGACGACCTGACTATCGGTGCAAATTACGCAGCCAACATGGCCTTCGCGCGCGAAGCGATCGCTTTGCTGATGCGTGTTCCTGCCATGCCGGAAGGCGGAGACGCCGCGGACGATGTGACCGTGATCACTGATCCTTTGACCGGGATCAGCTTCCAGGTTGCGATGTACCGCCAGTACCGCCGGGTTGCCTTTGAAATCGGGTTAGCCTGGGGTGTGAAAGCGGTCAAATCCGAGGCAATCGCAATCCTGCTCGGATAAGGTTTTTTTCAGCTACGAACTGGCAAGATCGCGAGATTTTGCCAGTTTCAAGAAGAAATGAGACCGACGAATTTGATGATAAAGCGCGCGAGGTCATTATGAACAGACAAATTTACTGCACGGCACTGGATGTGATCGAGGATCTCAATTTGCGTGGGTTCGAGGATGGCAATCTGATGGATTGGATCAGGGGCGCCAGCCAGGAGATCGTGAATAAGTACAACTTTAATAATTTCATCCCGGTGACCGAGACGCGGTATTTTGGCAAACCTGCTTCCAAGTTGTGGGATCCGCTGGATGTGAACCCGCTGCTGGCGGTGACATCGATCATCAGTGACGGCGCGGCTGTGACCGACTACGACCTGAAACCCTATAACAAAATGTGGCCGAATGGTCCGTACATTGAGATCGAGCAGGATGGCGCCTGGGGCGAGGAAAACGAGGTGGTGATCAGCGGGAAATGGGGCAAGTACGATGAAACGCGGTTGACCGGGGCAACGATCTCCCAGGCGACTGCTGCAGAAACCACACTGGTGGTGACAGACGGTTCGCTGATATGCCCGGGGATGGTGCTGCTGATCGAGAGCGAGCAGGAATATGTTTCCGAGGGATTGGGATCCAAGAACAGCCCGGCAGCTTCCGCGGCAACCTCACTGGTGAACGGCGCCATCGATGAGAATGATTTCAGCATCGTGGTGGATAACGGCGCTGAGTTCCACATGGGTGAAGTGATCCAGATCGGTGTGGAGGATTTGAAGATCCTCAAGATCAACACGCACACACTGGCTGTCGAGCGCGGGTGGAACGGGACTGTCCCGGCTGATCATGTGAACGACGCAGCGATCAAGGTGTACAGGACATTCACGGTGGAACGCGGGGTGAATGGGACTACTGCAGCCACACATTCAAGCAAGGCTGTGAGCCAGTACCTGGTGCCGGATACGGTGAATTATCTCTGCAGGCAGATCGCGGCTTTGATGCGGATGAAGGCGGCTTCGGGGTTCTCGGGGATCACCGGGAGCGCTGAAATGGGCCAGGGGAAGTATTTGAGCGAGTTTCCGCAGAAGACGATCGCGGAAGTGCTGGATCCGTTCAGGATCTGGAGCGAGTAATGAATCAAGGCGGCCTGGATATTCAAATCAATGCGGACGATCTGTATAAACAGATTTCGCAATTGCAGAAATCACCCGTGGAGTTGTACAAACCGTTGGTGGCGGCTGTCCGGAAGGGTAATGCGGCGATGAAAGCCGGGGTGCAGGCGAGGGTGAGAAAGTTCAGCGGTTCTACAGCTCGCAGCATTACCAGCCGGGTGAAAATAGGTCAATTTGGATCAGCGACGGGCATTACAGGCCCATCAGATCATGGGAGTAACCCCAGAGCGCACGTGTTCCGCTTTATGCAGGACGGATCTTATTGGAAGAATGACAATAATTCACAGCCCTGGGTGTACGACCTGCTGGACTGGGTGCGGGCAAAATTCCACCCTAATGAGAAGGACGAGGTGCGGACGGCGTTCGCGCTGGCGAGAAGCATCAAGCAAAAAGGAATCAAAGGCACTCCGATCGCACGGCCAGTAATGGTGGAACGGATGCCTTTGGTGCTGGGACTGCTGAAGAAAGCTGTGGAGGAAATCATTGAAGGGATGAAAGTCAAATGAATCCAATTATTGAGAGGTCTTATGGCAGCCATTGAGTATGGACTCAGGTACTGGTTTAACTCGTTGTGTAAGCTATTCGGCGAGATCCGGGATGACAAGGGTGTGGCGGTGGTGAGCTACACGATGGAGAAGATCCCGGAGAGTGTTACCAAGACACCGTGCGCGATCTCTTTCCTGGATGGCGATGTTGATCATTCTCCCTCCACAGGCGGGCCAACAATGGTGACCTACCACGGGAAAACCGAGTTTCATCTCACGCTTGGGGTACAGAAGAACCTGCTGCCGTATGTGATGAGCTTCCCGGACAAGATCCTGCAGAAGGCGGCCAGTTCGATCACGCTGGGCGGCAAAGTGGTGTCGTTCCGACTGGTAACCCCGGGGTCGATCCGGCCGGTTACTTTGTCCTGGGGCAACGAGGATGAGCATTTTGGTTTGCTGGTGCCCTGGGTGGTGATCGAGAACCAGTCAGGGAAGTATACGGTTAGTCCGTAAAAGGAAGTCCTGTTCGTTCGCTTTCCGCGATCTCACAGGACAAAAACAGTACGAGTAACTATTTTTGGGGATTGCTTCGGAAGAGCGTCCTCGCAATGACATTCGATATTTTTATTTTTTGGGGATTGCTTCGGAAGAGCGTCCTCGCAATGACAAAAGGAGTCAGACATGATACTAGAACAATTGCAATACGGTGTGGAGGAAACAGCAGGTACGGCTGTTGTGGCAACCAAGCGGATCCTGGGCAAGATCAAACACGTGCTGGATCAACAGGTGGTACTGCCACAGGACGATATCGGTAAGAATGTGCCCGGATACCGGGCGGTGACCGGCGGCAAGCTGGTGACCAACACAATCGAGGTGGAGCGCGGGTATTTCCAATTGCTGCCGCTGATCTTCAGCCTGCTGCTCGAGGGCGGGATCACTGCGGTGGAGCAGACCGCACAACAAGGCGATTACCTGTGGGCGTTCTCGCAGGATCTGACCGCGACCGGGAACACTCCGGATTCGATCACGCTGGAGTCCGGGGATGCCGGTATCCAGGCGTTCGAGAATGAGTATGTGGTATTCGAGAAGGTGAAGATCTCGGGGACGATCCCACAGGACGGCGGGGACGCTTCGATCAAGATCAGCATCGATTTCTTTGGCAGGCAGAATTCAAAAGTTACGTTCACAGAGTCTATCGCGGTTCCCACGGTTACCGAGATGAGCGGGTTCCTGACCCAGTTGTACATCGATTCCGCGTGGGCGGGTGTGGGCGGAACGCTGAAGGCCAACATCCTGCGTGCGTTCGATATTGAGATCATCGGCGGATTCTACCCGGAGTTCCACGGCGGGACGACACTGACCTTTGACACGATCGGTCAGGGAAAACCGAGCCTGTTATGCACACTCACGCTGGACAGCGGCGCTGAGGCAGTTGCGTTGTACGATGCCCTGGGCACGATGAAGGTCGTTCAATTGGTGATGTCAGGCCCGGCAATCGGCACGGGTGATCCTCACAGCCTGGTAATCGCATTCTCCGGGATCGTGATGGAGCCGAATCTTTTTGACAGCGCGGAGAAAGATACGAGCCTGACCACAGTTCAGTTTGAGGCGATCTATGACCCGACCGGGGACAAGATGTTCACGGTGGATGTGACCACGAATTCCTCGACGATCTAACCTCACACCTCTCGCTACGCTCGGGTGTGCAAAAACCGCGACCCCCAAACCCCTCTCCGCAAACGGAGAGGGGAGTAAAGGAAAAAAATGAACATTGTTATTCCGAAGATCGTGAAGAAGCTGGAATTGAAGGATTACTCAGAAGCATTTGGCGGGGTATGCCTGGAGGTGTGGGTAAATCCTCCAAAGAGCATTTTGAATGACTTAAGATCTGCATTGAATAGGATCAACGAAATTGTTATCTCCACAGAACCTGTGACATCGGAGCAGGCAGTTGCCAACCAAAAACTGGTGGATTCGATCCTGGAAGAGCAGTTGAAATGTTATTCAGAAATTCTTAGCCAGGGCAACGAGTCAACCAAAATAAGTGCAGAAGAATTGAAAACCATGACCGTTGAAACCTTTGAAACAGATCCGGGATTCTGGACCTGGGTAAAAACACGAGTCAATCAAATGATCGTGGATCACAGGCTCAACATAAAAAAAGGCTAGAGTCCGCGCTGCTTGAAATTGCCCGGACAGGGCGGACGACCGATGAACGACTGGTAAACATCTACCGGGCGAAAAAAGTAAACCAAGTGATCGGGGGGCCGGTGTTGATGCCCTGGGAGGTCGACGGATTGAATGATGAATGGATGGACACTTTTCTGGCGCTAGTGGATGAGCTCCCGGGAGCACAGGCAATGGTAAAGGCGCAAGAGAAGAGCCACGCGGATTGGCTTAAAAAGCAAGGGTACAGGAAATATTTGAAGGCAAAAAGGTAAAAATGTCCGATTCTATTCTTAATATTGTTATCAGTACAGTCAAGCGCGGCGGCGGAGATAAAGAAACCGTCAATGGACTGAAAAAGGTATCCAACACATTTAAGGAATTAACCGGATTCAGCCTGAGCTCAGCAACTGCGATCGGCGTCGGCATGATGGCGCTCAAGAAATTAAACCAGGTAGCCAAAGAGTCTATTCAGACCACGGTGGATTTAGGGAACCAAACAGAATCACTGCAGCTCAAAATGGGCGGTTCTGCTGAAACTGTAAGCAGATTTGCGCAAGTCGTTGACGATGCGAGGATCCCCTTCGAATCGCTGGAGCGAGCAATTGAAGCGGCTGCCAAGAAAGGACTGGATGTATCAGTTCCTGCGCTCGCAGCTATGTCTGATGAATTCCGGTCGCTTAAGACAGAACAAGAACAAAACCTATTTCTTACCGAGCGATTTGGGAAACAGGGGCTAGATTTTGAAAAAGTGATGAAGTTAGGCAGCGCGGCGATCTACCAACGAATGGGTGCTGTCTCAGACAGCCTCGTGATGGACGAGCAAGCTATTCAAGCCACGATCGAATACCAGGAGTCGATGGATGCCTTGGGCGATTCCGTTGATGGAGTAAAGAACAAAATTGGAAAAGAACTGACGCCAATAGTGGGAGACTATGCTCTTGTTTTGAGCGACCTTATTGAACGCACAAACAAAGGCGACGGCACATTCCTAAAAACACTTGAGACAATCGGCAGGTTTGTACCACTAACCAGTTCAATTATTTCCGGCATAAGCGGATTGAATACGATCATGGGCAAAAACGCAGATAAACTGCGCGCTCAGCAAGCTCAACAAGCATTGAATAACCAGGGAATGCGGGAATATAAGGATGCCGTAATGCGGACCTGGGACGTTCTGGATATTGGTCTGAACCCTTCGCTAGATATTACTTCGCGGAGAATGGGAAGCCTGGCATTTGAAACAAGCGAAGCTTCCAATAATCTGATCGATATATCTGAATCCTCGGAAAACGCGGCAGGAGAAGTTGAAAAACTTGATAAAAAACTCCGGAGCCTGGACGATATTTCCCCTTCTTTTGGTTCAGAAATCCAATCTGAATTGGGCAAGTTGGCTTTCCTGCAGGCTGGCGGAATGATCTACCAAAACATTTATGCGCAAATTAAGGCTGCCTGGTCGGCTGGCACGATCACAAACGAGGAAGCCACAAGGATGTTCCAGGAGGCTTATCTTGGCGCGGCCTCAGTTGAATTAAAAATGGGAGAGTCCAAAGATACGGTGATCACCGGAATCATGGAAACATTTGATGCCACGTATGCAGAAGCCACAACACTTCTGGATAATTTCATCAGCGAGCAATCCAAAAAAACAATTACGCTCCAAGTGCAACTTGCAACCGCTGGTCTCTCAAGTGATGTGGCGGCCTTAATACAAGCACAGACTTCGAGCGGCGGTATGGGGATGAACATTGGAGGTGGAATGTCTGCAGGGGGGAGTTTTACAGTCCCGCCAGGACATCCAAATGATTCTTTTGGGCCAATATTTTTTGAATCTGGCGAACAAGTACAGGTGACGCCGGCAAACCAGGTGAGCAACAACGGCGGAAACACTTATATTTATAACATCAATGGTGCGAACACAGCCGAGGTTATGCGCCAGCTGAAATTACAGGGAGCTTTTTGATGAGGAACCCTGAACGAAGAAACTGTTCAGGGTACGCTCACCCTGGATTACAAAAAGTGTTTAAGAAGGGTTCGCTATGCCAGAAACTGTAGCCCTGGAAATCCTGCTGGACGATGTGGATGTGACCGCGTACTGCGCGCTGAACCTGGTGCAGCCGGTGATCACAAGCGCACTGGATGAGGAGCTGGATACGCTGATACTCACGCTGCAGGCTGCGGACGCCATCGCTCCCACGGAGTGGCAGGAGATCGTGATCAACGATAACTCAGTGAAGATCTTCGGCGGGTATGTGATGACGGTTGAGAAGTTCGCGGCGGCCAACGCGGCGCTGAATGACTACGTGCTGGGATGCTCCGATTACGGATGTTTTCTGGGCAAAGTGTTCGTGAAGGCAGAATACGAGGATTACACTGATGCACAGATCATCGCGGCCGCTTTTGCGAGTTCGGATGAGCTGGCAGGTTTTGATGTGAGTACCTTTATTGGAAACCTGACCTCCTTTGAGCGGGTACGGTTCAACAGAAAATCAGTAAGAGATATCCTGGATTGGATCTGCCTGCAGACGGGCGGTCACTGGTACGTGGATTACGACAAGAAAGTGCATTATTTCGGCACCGAGGAGTTTTCATCAAATTACGATGTGACCGATGATCCAACGCAAACCTCCAAGGTGACCGTGGAAGGCGTGAGGATCTCCACCAACGGAGCGAGTGTTGTCAACCTGGTGGAAGTGGTTGGCGGCAGCGACCTCTCGGATGATGTGGTGGATAACGAATACCTCCCGAATGGCGTGTCAGTAACGATCGACCTCAAGCACCGGTACAAGCCGGCAACCGGGGAATCGGGGATCGGGGTGAGGCGCAATGATGGCGGTCCGACAACGAACCTGGTGGTCAATCCATCCTTCGAGGTGAATATCACCGATGGATGGACGCAGCTGCAGTCCGGAAGCGGCGCGGCATGGGCACAGGATGCCGTCAAATTCAACAAGGGGACGAAATCCCTGAAGATGACAGCGGGAACGGCACTGTCGCGGCTGCACACAGCAAACCTCACGCTGGCGCCTGGAGAAACCCTGACCGTGCAGGCGATGACCTGGTGCAATACGCTGGAGATGTCGACCCTGGCGATCTGGGATTCCACCGGGTCCGCGGTTTTATCCAGCACAACGAACCGGAAGACCAGCGCGTGGGAGCAGTTGACGGCATCCTACACCAATACCTCCGGAGCGGACAAGACGGTGCGGGTGGAGTTGAGGAACAACGGTACTGACTCCGCGCAAATTGTCTATTTTGACGGGGTGCAGGCTGAAAAAAAGACCTGGCCGACTGCTTATTGCGATGGCAGCCTGGGGACAGGATATGCCTGGACGGGTACAGCGAACAATTCCACATCCACGCGGGTGGATATGCCGGTGTGGACGGATCTGAGCGTAAAAACAGGCGGGACGGATACACTTTCTGCAAGGAACGTCGTTTTGTATTACGAGCGGACCGCCAGGCTGGAGCAGGAAACCCCCTGGCCTGGAATTGCCAATTCGGTAGAGGTGACCGGGCGGTATGAAACTCCGATGAGAACGAGGGTGCGGAACCAGGCAAGCCACGATCATTACGGCAAATGGCTGGAGGGGATCGTGAACGCTCCGGAAATTGTGAACAAGGCGATCGGTCAGATGCGCGGAAAAGCTGAACTGGCACAAAATGCTTTCGCAAATCCAGCAATATCTTACACCAGCCGGGAACCCGGTCTGAGGGCTGGAATGACCCAGAATATCAGCCTGAATGCGAGGGGGGTTGTCGGGAGTTACCTGATCCAGCGGGTGACCACGACCATCGGTGTGGCTGGTTTTGTTACTGCAGCGGTGGAGCTGGGGGCGGTGGATCAGAGCCTGGTAGGGCTGCTGCTGGCATTGAAACGAGCCGGCGTGGCTGAAATCGAATGGAATGAGAACGAGGTGCTGGATGAGCTGCTGGACAGTTCTGAATACCTGCATTTTATTGCAGAAACCACCTCTATGTCCGCCGATAAAGGTCCCTACCACTGGGATTCTGGTGATCGGTGGAATTTTGCAGCATGGCGTGAATGGAAACAAAGCCAGGCTGAGTCTCTGGCGATGGACAGTGAAAGCACGTCAGTGGACGGAAGCACCGCGCCGTATGTTTACGGCACGGCCAGATATGGATTCGCAGTATGGAGCTAATTATGAATCAATTTTGTAATTTCGATTTGAGCATCAAGGGTCAATCGACGCTAAAAGCCTTCGAAAAGGGCGCGATACCGGGTCTACTGTCCAAAGGGTACTGCCTGTACGATGCGATGATACTGGCAAACCGTGCCGGGAAGATGCGGTTTGAAAATACCGTGGATAACCTGGTGGTGACGGCAGGAAAGTTGCTGGTGGCGGATTACCTGATCGGTGATGGGCTCTCGCTGAACGGGTTGACCTGGCACGCTATTGGAACAGGAACAACAACTCCGAGCGTTTCGGATGTGGCGTTGACAACGGAATACGCCAGGAAAGTGCTGACGACGAAATCACGATCTGGGGTAGTGATCACGCTGAGCGTGTTCTACCTGGCGAGCGCCTGCACCGTGTTTGTGAAGGAAGCCGGGATCTTTGGCGAGGCAGCCAGCGCAACACCGGGAAGCGGTACGTTGTTCAGCCATTTCCTGCAGAGCTATGACAATTCGGCTGCAGCCAATGACTTGACCTTTGAATACAACGTGACAGTGAATTAGAGAATGACTCAATATATTTTGCAGATCAAGGAAACTCCGACCGCGAACTGTCGGAGTACGCGCAACCCCACTCACAAGAACTGTTCGGGGGCGCAAAATGCGCGAGATCGCGCTAGGAAGGTGATTTTATGAGCTTAACACCTGGTGGTGAATTGATCGTTGCGGAAGTACTGGCGTTGGTTGGCGGCGCGCTTTCCATGCAGTTGAACGGGGGGGATGCGCTGACGATTGCAGACAAGGCTTACGAATGGGCTCCTGAACATCGAGATGGCTGGAGGTTGACCGGTGTAAAGGCGCGAGTGAAGGCGGTTTCTTCCAGTGGGAATGTGACCCTGACACTCAAGATCAACGGGACGAGTATGCTATCAACAAATATCACGATCGAGGAGGGTGAAGGATCCAGTGAAACTGCAACCACCCAGCCGGTGATCGACACAGCGCACAATGTTATTGAGACCGGCGATGAAATTGAAGCCGGGTGCAGTGGAGCAGGCGCCGGTGTGACATTCTGTACGATCTACCCGGTATTCTCTCCACCGGAATAATGGAAGGTTAATTGTGATCCCTTTTACGAGTGAATTGAAAGCCTCCAGTGGAGACCTGACCATCCCGGCTGATACCAGGATGGTGGTTGCCCTGGTGGCAGGCACGACCAATCCGACGCTGGGTGGAGCGGCGATGAGCCAGGAATGTGCGAACGGGGTCTCGATCAGTACGATGGAAAACCCGCCCACTGGAACTGTGGCGTGCACGATCTCGCAGGCTACGCGGTTTATTTATATAAATGTAGCAGCTGCAATAAGGTCTTCAATAGCTAAAGAAGAAAAGCCTTTTAGTGAGGATATCGTCTCTTCCCCTACAGATTTGATTCTGGGCATTGCAGCACCAGACGTCACAGGAATGACTGTTGACGCTGGGGCAATGTCTTACTTGGACAACTTTTTCAGGGGGTATAAAGACTCGGCAGATTTCTTGGCGACGTGCGGCGCCAGCGGATCTGGATTCACACTTTTTGGCGCATTTGTGAGCATCCGGAAAAAGGGATTTGTGAAACGATCGAGGTGGATATGACAATTGAAACAGGACAGGAAATTGAAGCAGCAGATCTGCTTGCGCTGGTGAATGCCATAGCGAGTCTCAACTTACGCGAGTTTGGCTCCTCTATCAGTAACCCACAGGCGATATATGCGCAGCGCCCGGAAATCTTCATCAAGAAAACGCGCGCGGCACTGACCATCGCCTCGGCAGAACTTACGCTGGCGGACTACACCCCGGGTGCTGAATTTGCCGGTGACCTGATGTTTGCGGACGACATGAATATTGGCAGTTATGCCAACGCTACACTCATTTGCGCGCTGGACACAACCAACGGCGTACGCTCGGTGTCGAGCGGCTTCAATGATGCCACGGTTCCGGCAGGGAAATTTATCTATTTGAAGATGGATGCAAGCCCACATGCAGATATCAAGGACATGCTCCTGGGCGGGACGTATTCCTATGACTAGGGTGGTGGACTAATGGTGATTGCAACCTTATCAACCACAGCGGATGATTGCTACGGACGGGCTTCCGGTTCTGTATTCAGTATTTCCGGCACGGGGCTGGAACTAGGTAAGATTTCAGACGATCCGTGTAAGGCGTGGATTCCTTTTACTGCTGTTCCATTCCTGAAAAACACGGTTATTGTCTCTTCAACCATTAAACTGGTTGCCAACAATACCCGCTCCGGTGCAACTTGTAAATTAAGGTTCGGGTGTGAAGCGGCAGACAATCCGAGCGCACCTTCCACATGGGCTACGCTTAATTCACGAACCATGTCAGCAGCATACACCGATGACAACAATGTAGCAGCACAAACCGCCGGTACTGAGTACACATGGAATATAACAACGGCTGTTCAGGAAATACTAAACCGCGCGGGGTGGGCTAGTGGCAACACGCTGGCGGTTCTAATTCACGAAAACGGCGGGTCATCCGGTTCACAGCGCACGGTTGCATCTTTTGACAACACAACCTATGCCGAGCCAAAACTTGTGATCGAATATTTACTTGGCGGTCAAGTGATGACTTGGGAGAGTGAATGATGAATTTAGGAGGAACAACGAGATGAGCAACCCTTACGATGATTATCAGATCGATATAGTTGATGTTTCCAGGTGGCAGGATGACCTGACCACACCCTTCAAACCGGATATCTTGAAACTGATGGCAGCCGGATTCATGGCGATCATTGTGCGGGTCGGGCTGGGCCGGGTGAAAGACGCGCTGTTCGATTGGTTCTGGAGCCAATCCAAGGGACGGCTGGCGCGCCTGAGTTACTGGTACGGTGATTATTACTCTCACAGAACCTTAGCGGTGCCGGTAAGCGATCGCGCATGGGGGATCGAGCAGGGAACCAACTGGGCCAATTTCATGAAAGGCGACTGGGGAGAAGGGAAAGGATTTTTGGATTGCGAACCCAGCGGGGGGCATCCGATCGGGATCCTCAACCGGAAGAGTTACAACGAGATCATGCGTCCGCTGGCTGAAACGTACGATGCGCTGACTGGCGGGGTGTGCGGGATCTATTGTTCCGTGGGGTTCATCCCCAACCTATATGAATGGGCAAGAAAACGCACGCTGTATGTTGCCTGGTATGACCGGTCAAAGACCAAGGAGCAGATCATTGCTGCCTGCCGGAAAGCCGGCTGGCTGGGTGAGATCGTCATCTGGCAGTATGCCAGCGACGGGGATATCAACATGGATGGGATCGGTGACGGGAAAACACTGGGCATGGAAACCGCTGCGCTGGATCTGAATGCCTGGCTGGGAACGCCGGAAGAATGGTCAAGGTTCCTGGGCAGCACTCCTCCAATTATTCCTCCTCCGACCGAGGACCCGGAACCTCCGGTGGTGATCGTTCCTCCCGGGTCGACCACGAAAATAATTGAATTCAAGACAGTGATCGAGCTGGGCGGTTTGAACGTGCGCAATACTCCGATCGGAACATACGGGTCGACGGTGGAAAAGTGGATGCCGGTCAACACGGACATTCCCATTCTGGAAACGATGATCCTGGGTGCGAACATCTGGCACCGCATCGGATACAAGCAGTGGTGCGCTGAGCGCTACAACGGGACGACATTCTTGAAATGAGGCCCTATTGAAAAAACCGTCAACCCTCTCACTACGTTCCGGGGCGCGAAATGCGCGAAGCAACAGAAAGATCCAGGTGGTGGAAACGGATTCTCACGGCGGGTTCAAGCTGGCGCTGATGAATCCGGAAACAACCCTGTTCTCGGAGGATGAAGCCGGCAACCCGGTGCCATACCAGCCGGCAATGACGAGGTCGCAGGAGTATTTGTGGAAAACGCGCAGCAAGGCGATCGAGGATACATTTGCGATCGCGGACGGGTGCGAAATGCTGGCGCTGCACTTGGGGGATGCTTGCCATGGCGTGAAGTACCCGCAGGGTCTGGTGAGCACGCGGCTTTCGGACCAGGCTTTTATTGCGGATTACAACGCGCGTCCCTGGTTCGAGTACAAGAATCTCAAGGCGTACAGGCAGGTGATCGGGACCCAGGCGCATAACGCGGGGGAAGGATCGCTGGAATTGATCCTGGCGCAACTGCTGGCGGCGAGATATCCGAAGGTGGATGTCAGGCCGCTTTATCATGGACTGATGGAATACGGGGGTGTGGTGACGGACTATGCCCATCACGGACCGCATCCGGGTTCGAGGAACTGGCTGGCGGGGAATGTGGCGCGGTTCTATTTGAGGGACCTGATGCAGCGGGAGATCATGCGCGGCAGGAAACCTCCGGAGCTGGTGCTGAGGGGGCATTATCACACGCCGGTGTACGAGCTGCTGCGGATGCAGGGATTTACCTCGGAATTGTACGTGCTGCCGTCGTGGTCTATGTTCAATGATCACGCGACACAAGCAACGCAGAGCCAGAACGAGATCGCGCACGGGCTGAATGTGTACGTGTTCGAGAACGGTGTGAAAACTGAAACGCATGAATTTCATTCCAAGCTGGACATTCGAAGTGTGGAGGTATTATGAGCGAGCAGATCATTGGCGAGATCAACGAATTACTGGAAGAGCTGAAGAAAGAACATGGACTGGTGGAAAGACAGCCTGGAGATATCACGGGGGATGATGTGGCGGCAGCGACCGGGCATGAACGGAAATACTGCAACCAGTTCCTGCGCGAGAAGGTGGAGAAGGGCGTGTATAAAGCTTTCAAGGTGCGCGGGCCGGATGGGAAGATCGTTACCGTGTACAGGAAGCCATCATAGTAAACGGATGAAGCCTCTAATTTTTATGCTCAAATGTCATCCGTATTCACTCCCCGAAAGGGGAGTTTTTAGTCAATTCGCGCATTATCCATATAAATAGACCTATTGTGAAAATTAATCGAAATTTAGCCTTATTTTTTCAATCCTTTTGATACGCTAAGGCTTTATTTCGACCGGGTGGATCAATCCGGATGGGTCGATGCTCCAGGAAGCGCTGTTGTATAAAAATCTATCGCTGGAGTGCAGGAATTTGAGGATATCCGCCCTGGAGATCTTCATGGTGTGGGTTATCGAGAGGTATGGGTAGGACACCTCGGCGATGACATAATTAATCATGTTCTTCGTGTAGACAATTTCAGAGACGGTAAATGTTGCGACAGGCGGTGCCGGGAGATCCGTCATAGTTTCATGTTGTCTGCAGGGGAGGCGCGGCGGTGGGCGGCGGCAACATCGGAGCTGGCGAGCTGCAGGTAAGTGTTGACCATATCGAGGGTGGAGTGACCGAGGATGTTCTTGAGGGAAAAGACATCCCCGCCGTTGCGTAAAAATTCAATGGCGAAGGTGTGGCGGAAACGGTGCGGGTGGCAGTGGGTTACCCGGGCACGATCAGCGATCTCGCTGAGGACGTGGCGGATGGAATTACGATCCATCGGCGTGCCATCCCGGGTGACGAAGACGCGGTCATTGGGCGCGGGGTCGCCTCTGCCGGCAAGGTAGGTCCATAGAAACTTTTTACATGTGTTACCGATGGGGATGTGGCGGGACTTGGTTTTGCGTGCGGAGCCAAAGGGTTCGAGAAAGATCTCTGAGTTCTTGAAATCCAGATCCTTGATGCACAGGCGCGCAGCTTCTGAGACGCGCACACCGGTGTCCAGGAGAAGCATGATGATGGCCTGGTCACGGGCTTTGGTGGGTCGTTTGGAGGCGAATGGTGCGCGGTTGGCTGGCTGGCTGGCGCGGTTGTTCTCAGAGGCTTTCATCAGAGCGCGGATATCATCCTGGGAGAAGGGAGCGATCTCCGGGTAATCAAACTTGGGTTTTTCGATGGATCCATCCACGCGGGTGATGTGCAGTTCTTTTTCTGCCCAGTTGTAGAATGAGCGGATGGCGATCCAGATATTCTGAATGGTGCCGTCTGCCAGGGGCTTGGAATCCCCGCTGAGGCGAAATGGGATGTAGTCTGAGCGCATGTACCCATAGTAGCGGACGATATCCTGGGATGTGACGGTTTCGAGATCCGGACGCTGGAGATAAGCATCCAGTTTGTTGAGGTAGGTGGTGTAGAGGCGGATGGTAGACGGTGATTTGCCGTTGCTGGTGAGGTGGTAGGTGAATCCCTGGATTGCGTCGGTCAGTTTCATACGTCACCTTGATTTCGATAATAGCGACCTGAGGTTGGTTATTACCCGTTTTGGGTGGCAACGAAAGACCGCTATTATACCGTTTTGGAGGATAATAGCGGTCGGCAGTCGGGGCGAGAGGATTTGAACCTCCGACCTCTTGCACCCCATGAAATCAAGAAACGAGGGCAACGAGAGCTCGCTTACCTCCCGCGAAAAGGCAGGTAATGTACCTGCGGTTCGATGGGTTTGAAACGAGAAAAGAGGTCGGAGGTTCACTGGATTAATAACCCGTCAGGAGCGCTGAGCAGCTCTGCAGGATGATGCCGGCAATGACGAGGATCATGAAGAGCACCACGACGGTTTTTATACTGCCCAGGTGATCACGCTGTTTTTTCGCTGTGTCGAGAAGATCATTATTCTGACTGATGATGCGGGCAAGTTTGGCGTCTGTGGTCGGGTATTTCTTTTCAATTTTGGACACCCAGTCGTCAATCTCAAGGTTGTGGTAACACTCCTGGTGATAGTGGATGCCGCTTTGGGTGGTGAATTCGGCCTGGTCACTGGTGATTGCCTGGCTGCAGTACGGACAGATATTGGGTTCTTTTGCCATTATTTCCTCCTCTTTTTTAAGTTGCTTTTATAGAATAATCGTTCTATAATGAAACCATTGTAATTGCCGTTATCTGACTGGGGAGCCAAAATGAAAGTTTATTACACCTGTGTTGATAATCAGTCTTCAATCGTTTTTGATTTGACAGTGATATCGTATTTGCCCAATATTTCTCTGATCATTCTTTCAGCGTCGGGTGAATCCGGAGACAATCCCGAGGCGATCAAATATAAATTGAGATCTCCCTTGGCTGCCAGGAGGCGGTCCCGGACTTCCCCCGGGAATGAGCTCAAGAAGTCCAGCTCTGGCTGATCGAAACCCAAGAGCGCCAAAATCGTATTGTCATTGAGTTTATTGGCAATCTGTGAGGCGTTCTTGAACGCGGGATCCCTGCGTCCATTCATCCAATGACCAAGGGCGGCTTCACCAACACCCAGGAACTGTGAGAAGTCTCCAATTGTTTTTCTTTGTCCTTCAGCGGATTGCCACTGGAGGAATTTTTGATTTAACCACGCGGAAGTTTTGTTTGCCATATAGAACATTTTATAACCTTCCTGTGTAAAAATTGCCTACTTGACAAAAGTTACAACAGTCGTATAATCATACATAAGTAGGAAAAACATACAGGAGTATGCATGAAAACAACAGTAACTTTGTCACTTAAGCTCGAATCCCGACAAAAACTTGAAGACCTCTCCAAGGCCAGCGGAAAGTATATGTCCACAGTGGTTGAGGAGTTTATCGATGCGGCTCCGATGCCGGCTGGCAAGAGGATGTTGGCAGTGCAGGGGTTGGATGGTGTTTTGAAGGTCGACGACAGTATTCAGTTGTTAGAGAAACCAGCTTAATTTGCTGGTTTTATCTTATCACCGCAAAGCCAAAAGGAACACAAAAGGACGAAAACAGGAAGGAAAAGGGGCAGCAATGACACCAAGGATACGCGGAGGGTACATTTCAAACGAGTTACGCGACCAGGCGGCGGAAATGGTCAACGATGCGCAGATCGATCTGCAGGAGATCGTGGGCCGGATCAGGACGGATCCTGAGACGCTGGTCTCGATGATGGAAGTGAGCGTGCTTTTGCTGAATGCCCTAAGGCTGCTCGAGCGCGACGGGGCGCCGACGGTGCCGGCAAGTGCTCAACTTTCCGTTATTCCGGACGAAGAACCTGATATTGACGAGGAAGCGCGCAGGCGATGATATTCCTCTTGAAACTGATCCAGTTATTGTGCGCGCTGATGATGCTGGCGTTCTGGCAGCCTCACCAGGCAGCGAAGGGCGATTTCGACAAGGTATTCGTGCGTTTTATCCCGGTGAAACAGATCATTGAAGACAGTGAGTGGACGATCATCCCCAAGGAATTACCCAGTGCGTGGACGTGTTACTACACTCCCGAGCCGGATCCGTACCCGTATTTTGTGTGGCCGAACTTCTTGAACGCGAACATCGGCAAACTGGGTACGGCGGAAAAGGTGATGGAGTTTTATGTCGTGCGGCTGGAGAGGTGGTACTAGAAAACGGAAAGTATCTCGTGGGTGGATGCGGCGAGTTGCCCCCCTCAACCCTGCCGCCAGGAACAGCCGTTCGAATCGGCGCCACCCATCAAGCCTTATAGCATGCTAACGTCGGCAAGGCACCGTGTCAAAGGTAGGCGGCGCGACAGCCGGGAGAGACCGGCACACTAAAACTGGAGGAAAGGAGGAGAAATTGCTGAAGAACATATTGTTCCACTTGGCGCCAAGGTTCGCGATGTAGTCACTGGTTTTACAGGGACGGTGACAGGAAGAGCTGAATACCTTTATTCTGAACCGCAGGTTGCAGTTGAAAACCTGGTAGACGGTAAACCCTACACCGAATGGTTTCACGAGAACAGGATCGTGCCTGCAGATTAACAATTGAATACTCTGGCGGCGGTGTGAAAACGGTTGACGGTGTTGTGGTTAGTTTCGGACCGGGTGGGAACACACACTTACAGGAGAAGGGCGACTCTCAGTTGATTTGTGCCTGATTATGATCGAGGCAGACGGAAACCTAACTGTTACAGGTCAGTAAAAGCCTATGAGGTTCAAATCCTCACCGCCAGAATTGGTCGCCGTAAATGGCCTACCCAGACCAAAGTTAAACGGTAAAGCAAGGGCCATCATTGCCCGGTCGAGCGGGTGAGACACTACGACCGCCAGGCGGGGAAACTCGCCTGGCAACTCCGACCACGAGCTGTCGGAGCTCGCAACAAACGCTCGGGAGGACCGAGCACCGTAATAAGGTCCACACAACCAAGGAGGATCCATGTTTGTACGAGTATACGTTTCTCTTGAACACAATGCCGCCATGGCACTTGCCCGCTGCGCGGACAAAGAACACAGAACGTTAAGGGACCAGGCCGCTTTCATGCTCGAAAAAGAATTGGAACGGCTTGGTTTATTGACGCCTGAACCAGAACCCAACCAGGAAAAGGAGGAATGAAATGGATGATAGGAAGATTACATTCTGGTTGGAGGGCGAGGTCTTTGAAGCTTTGCATCAACTCTCAAATGACGAAAAGAGGCCCGTAAAACTCCAAATTGAGTTTATGCTCGAAAAAGAACTAGAAAGGCGTGGACTCTTAATTCCCAAATCTGCATCGGTTTCAAAAGAAAAATCCGATGACTAAGAATCAATCCAGTGTTGGTTTCAACATCGGGCAGGAAGCCCACAGGCTGGCAAACATGCCGGCCGAGGATGCGCAGCGGCTGGAAAAGGCTGTGCTGCTGATCCTATCCTTCCACGTGGGCAGGAAGAAGGCGATCAAGGGCACCAGGATGCTGTTCGAGCTGAATGCCCAGGGATTCGACCTGAAAGAGACGCGGTACTTCCGGGAGGTGATCAATAACCTGCGCAAGCAGGGCTGGCCGATCGGGTCCACAGGCGGGATAAAGGGCGGTTACTGGATGTGTGAAAGCTGGGCTGAGCTGGAGCCGTTCCTAAAGGTGCAGTTCCATGATTTCGCGATGGACCTGCTGGAACAGGAAAAGGCGATGCGCAACGGCGCTGCCAGGTACTGGGGCAATCAGATGAGCTTTGTGCAGTAGACGAGCAAGAGCATATTCACCACGGAACCCTCGAGCAAAGAACGCTCAAGGGCATGAAGACCCGAAAAGAACGAAATTTTACAAAACCAAAAACCATTGAAAGGTAAAGAACATGCCACCAAAAAAGCCGTTGACGGTCATTGAGAAAAGAGAGAGCGGATGCCTGCGAGAAGTAAAAGGGATCTACCGCAGCCTGGATCTTCCGATGCCGCAGGTTGGGGAAGATGTGCGCGTAGTCAATGAGGAAAGCGGAATTGAGAAAAAGGGGACGGTAACGGCGATCAACTGGAAAGATGGCACTTACGACATTTCCATTGTTCAGCCGGCAATGTCTGCTGGTGGTGAAAGCCTTACCCTGCGCTCACTGAGACGCTACGGAAGGATCGCGTAGTATGACAACACATCGCTTTATTGATCCGGCAATTCGCAAATCAGAGTCCGTTGCACATCTGACCTTTCGGCAGCGGGATCTGTGGTACGGGCTGATATTGACCGTGGATGACCAGGGCAGAGGGTTGGCAAACCCGGCATTGATCAGATCCCAGGTGTGGCCGCTGGAGGACATCTCCCTGGATGAGATCAAGCTCGACCTGCAGCAGTTGGAAGCTGAGGGATTTATCCAGGAGTATGAGATTGATGGCAAGAAGTACCTGCAGATCGTGAAGTGGCAGGTTTACCAGCGTAAAGCGGAATGGTTGAGCGCTTCGAAATACCCTGCGCCATCCGGATGGACTGATCGGTTCCGCTATCACGGAAAAGGGCGCCAGGTAATCCAATCCGACAACTGGAATTCAAGTCGGCTACCTAATGAATTGGAAGTGTTTTCAAGTCCTCTACCTAAAGAATTGAATGTGTTTTCAGGTCGTCTACCTAATGACGATGTTAATGGTAATGGTAATGAAGATGTTAATGGTGATTGTAATGATGATGTTGATGTTGATTGCGGTTCGCGAGTTGAATCCTCGCTCAAACCGCTCACCCGTAAGAACCCTGTTTCTGAACCTCTATCGCTGGATGCACCCATTCTCAAAATAAGCCGGCCGGATCAGTTGAAGATCTGGAACGAGGCAATGGGGCAGGTGCAGCGCGAGATGAGCAAGGCGGATTTTGATGCGTGGATGCGCGACCTGAAGATGGTGGGGATGAACGGCTCCAACAATTTCAAGGTGATGGCGATCAATACTTATGCCAGGGATTGGGTGCAGTCGCGAGCTGGTCCTATGCTGCTGCAGAAACTGAGGGGCCTGTCCGGCCAGAATGTGGGGCTGGTGGTCCTGGCGGAAAACGATGTGGATGTTTCCGCAGAAACGCAATAAGTTTGATCTGACCAAAAGAGGTACAGGGTACGCGGAAATCCCAGTCACGGCTTGCAGCCGTTCCCGGGATACGCAGAAAGAGAAGGAGACTGCTATGCACGCAATTTTGAAACGCACTGAACTATTGAATTGTCTGGGTAAACTGGCCAAGTATTCCGAACAACCGACCAGTGACTACCCGGAAAAGCACCTGGTAAGGATTGGATTTGACCCCTCAAAAACACTGGATGGTCTGGAACTGGCGTGTGCGAATGGAGAGTTCATCGCCACCAAAATGGTAAATACGAAAGTTGAAGGCTTCGGACAACCTATGGTTGTGCCAATCAAATTGTTGCAGAAGATTTTGGCAGCGATGAAAGGATCTTCGCTGCCGGACGACCAGGTGGAGTTGATATGGGACACCGAACGGCACATCCTGGACATCATCGGTAAGGATGTTGATTTCACGATCATGATCTACGAACCGGATAAATTCCTGTTTTACCACAGCCTGGAAGAATGCTCGCCAATCACTGGCATTGATCCGGTAATGGTGAAAGGATTGGCTTCTGCCATCAGACCGGTGATATTTGCTGCGAGTGTGGATGCCGCCAGGCCAGTGTTGAACTGCGTTTACTTTGATGATTTCATGGCCACCACGGACGGATTCCGGATCGCGAAGGTGGCGCACGGCGTCGAGAACCTGAAAGGCTTGATAGATCTCGGCGCACTCAAAGCAATTAGCAGCCTCTTCGGGGACGCGGAATTCAAACTTACACAAACGAACATAGGCAGCCTGGTGGAGTGCGGCAATGACAGGTTGATGTTCTTCCCTATCAATGGTAACTTCCCCGCGGTGAACGCGATAATTCCAAAAGAGGTAGCCTGCTGGTTCATTATCAATAAAAAAGAGCTGCTGGAGAATTTGAAGCCGGCAGGCGTGATCAGGAAGTTGAGCGATTATGCCGATGCAACGCGAATGGAATTCGAGAACGAATACAGCCTGATGATCAGCTACGCTGCTGAAAGTATTGGTTCCGCGATGACAAGAGTACGCCCTTCGGCGTGTGTGAAGGTGGACGGATTTACCCTGCCGTTCAAGATCGCGGTGAATGATAGGATGCTGAGCGAGTGTGTGTCGCACATCCCTGGAGAGAATATCCGCATTGGATTTAACAAGCACAACACCCCTGTCGCCATCCGCCCGGACGAAAATCCGGAGAGTATGGTCGTGGTGTTGATGCCGATGCACCTGGGATAAGGAGAAAAGAAAATGACAAAAACAATTATGACTCAACAAATCATGTCAATACCGGTTGATCAGATCCTGGTGAACCCGGAGCAGCCGCGGGAAGTGTTCGGTGTGGAGGGGATCAGTGAGCTGGCGGCATCCATCGAGAGCGAAGGGCTGCTGTACCCGATCACCGTTGAGGGTCCACACCTGGACGAAACCAAATTCAATAAGGATGATTTTTATATCCTGATCGATGGCGAGCGGAGGCTGAGGGCAGTAAAACAGCTTGGGTTGGCAACGATCGGCTGCCTGGTGAATCCTCCTCAGGATATTGGACCAGCAAGGCGCCTGGTGCTGGCTGTCGTTGCGAATATGCAGCGGCAGGATCTGAATCCCCTCGAAGAAGCAATGGCGTTCCGGAAGATGAAAGACGAATTGAAATATTCCGTTGCAGAGATCTCCCGGAAACTGGGCACAAACAGCACCTTGATCAATTCCAGGCTGATGCTGCTGGAGCTTGAGCCGGAAGTGCAGCAGATGGTCGCTGATGGCAGGTTACCCAAAGACTCCCGCCTGGTGAAGTCACTGCTGAGCATCCGGAACCCAAAGCACAGGATCAACATGGCGGAAACCCTGGCAAGCCGCGGGGCAAGTGTGAAGGCTGGTGTTGAAGCCTGCGAGCGCCTGGGAGCGCATGTGAGGGAAAAGAGTATTCCGACATCGGAAACGCCATCGATCAGACTGGCAACGATCAAGGCAGGTGAGCTGAACCGGCCCAAATACGATGTCTTTGTGGCAGCCGGCAGCGTTCCTCCCTGGGTGCAGGTTGAAGCAAGCGCGAAAAAGGTCTGTGATGCCTGCGTGCTGAGGGACCTGGCATCCTCCTCCACCTGCAGCGGCTGTGCGCTGGTTGAGTTCATTACGGACCTTATTGAGAGGACCGAATGACCGAACTGGCGGAGATGATGAACGTCATTGTCAGCGACGCCATGCTTTCAGCGGGTGCTTCTCCGGCTGTACTTCAAAGCCGCGGCGGGATACTCCGTGGTGAAAAACAGACAATTACCAGGAACCCGGCATGGTCTAAAACAGAGGACGATTTCCTGAAAGAGAACCTGGGTGTATTGACCATGAGCGAGATGGCAGCGGCGTTGGGAAGGTCGACCAACGCGATCAAGGTCCATTGGACGCGACTGGGGTTTACGGCACCGATCCGGGCAAGAGGCTGGGTGACAGCTCACCGGGTATGCAAGCTGATGGGGCTTGACAGCCACACGGTCCCGGCATGGGTGCGGTTGGGGATCATGGAGGGGAAGCCGGCAGTTACTGAGCGCCGGGACATTACCTTGATCAACCTTGAGTATTTGAAATACTGGGTGACGCGTCCGGAGCACTGGCCATACTTTAAAGTGGAAAAGATGAAACCCGGGTACCTGCGAAGGCTGGTTGAAAAAGCACAGGCGCGCTGGGGTGATCAGTGGCTGAGCAGTGCCGAGGTTGCCAGGCTCAAGGGATTGAAGAATGCCAGAACGGTAATGGCGGATGTGTATAAAAAACGACTGCCGGCAATCCAGTGCCCGCATATTGGCGGAAGGAATAATGCCAACTGGGCTTATTGGTTCGTGAGATTGAGTGACGCGGAGAGGTACCGCCATCCCCTGCGCACAGACGGACGTATACCCTGGATCACTGACCGGGCGGACGAGTTCATGCTGAGGATGGACGCTGAGGGCAGGAATTCCGTGGAGATCGGCAGGCTGATGAAGCGGGACAGCAAGCAGGTAGGTTTCAGGATAGGAAAGTTGAAAAGGTCTGAAACCCCACTCACGGCTTTCGGCCGTTCCCGGGGCACGCACGGTGGAGCCGGGCTGTGATTGAGTGCCTGAAATGCGGGGTTGTGCTGGCGGATATCGTGGACGGGAAGTTGATCATTGATCACCGGAAGTGCACGCTGCGAGAGATCACGCCGGATAAAAGGACGATCGTGAAGTGTGATGCCTGCGGGCACATGCGGACGATCAGGATGGTTGACTGGCGCACTAATTTACCAAGATAGGCTTCGACCGCGAACTGTCGAAGTACGCAAAAAACGCTAGGAGAAATTATGTTGAGAGAAAAGAAAAGTGTTCTACCGAAAGCAGTACTGGATGAGTTTAAGACGGCGATCAAGGAAGCGGACGGCGCCATGGCTAAACGGGACGCGGCACGGAAGCTGGTGTACTCACGCGTGGTGGGGCAGTACGGCGCGAAGTGGTGGAGCCAGAACCGTGAAGCGGTGCTCGAGGAAATGGGCAGGATCGATCCGAGGGAGTGAGATTATGAAAAAACATATCTTGTGCAGGATCTTCGGGCATTTCCCTGTGGCGAGGTACCAGCGCCATGACCGATTTTATTCACTGCGCTGTAAGTGGTGCGGTGCGAGGAAAACGATCAAAGGATGGAAAAGATGAGCAACGGAGACCGATTACCCTACAGTTTTGCGAAGATCATGGCTGACCAGGTGGTGAACATCCTGGCGCCGGAATGTGAGCGCATTGAGATCGCGGGCAGTGTCCGCCGGCATGCCAGGGAAGTTGGCGATATTGAGGTGGTGCTGATCCCGAAGAAGATATCGGCGGATCTGTTCGGTACGGAGGTATTTGGTTCGCAGCGCATTGAGCAGGTTTTGCGCGAGCATGGGTTCGAGATCCTGAAGAACGGGGAGTTGTTCAAGCAGGCGCGCATCCAGGGGGTGATGGTGGATGTGTCCCTGACGACACCCGAGAAGTGGGGAGTGATCTTTACGCTCAAGACTGGTAACGCGTACTTCAACCACAAGCTGGTGACGAAGAAGAAGGACGGCGGAATGTGCCCGAGCAACATTGATTTCCAGGACGGCAGGCTGTGGCGCGGCGGGTGTGTGCTGGAGACGCCGGAGGAGAAAGATGTGTTTGAGGCTCTAGCGCTGGAGTGGGTGCAACCTGAAAACAGGTTGTAAGGAAGCCCCAGTCACTCGTTTCACGAGTTCCCGGGGTACGCGCAAAGAGCGCGCTAAAGAGAGGATGTGATTATGGAAAATCAATTAACCACGGAAAACACGGAAGGCACTGAATCTTCAAATCAGGTCAGGGAGTATCACGGATTATTCAAGAAGATGCAGCGGTTTGTGTGCAGGTGCGGGGTATGCACGAAGGTGAGCGATGTGATGGCTTTTGATGCCCAGGATGCCGGCAAACGGCTGCTCGAAAAGGGCTGGAAGACGTTCGAGATCTCGAAAGAGGGGCAGGACGCTGTGAAGGTGCTCGCCTGCAAACGATGCGGGAAGATGCTGAGTGAAGCGCAGGCGCTAAAGGATAAAGAGGTGAAAGCATGAAAGCATCCGCTGGAGTAATAGTGGACACAGCATTATGGTAATACCTAAAACAAAGGAGAGCAAAAATGACACCTGAATCTAAACTGAATTGGTCAACGGAAATTCCACTAATTGAAGATGTGATTGGCAAGACTGTTCTGTATGAATGGAAATCTGTTGCCGGAAATCGTGTTGAAATTTGCTTTATTAGTAACGATGCGATGTTTGTGGCTGTATTCGTTGGCGAACCGAAGGTTATCCGCTACACAATCCTTGACCTCCCTGACCTGACCCCCGCAGTAGAGCCGATAGCGTTGTGGGGGAAGTTGCCCGAGATTGTCAGAGAGGGGTTTGCTGATATCCATTTTGCAATATATAAAAGCAACGATTACTGTATTGAATTGCCATATTGCGGCACCCGTGAACTCGCCATCCTCGCCTGGAATCGTATAGCCACAGTGCTGAATGAGGTGGAGAGATGACATTTCTAAAGATGATAAATTTTGAGATTCCAGGACTGTTTCCCGCTATTTGTTTTTTGGTGGGTTATATTGTTGGTCTGTGGGTGGCCAGCAGCGGTAATTCCAAACGATAATTTTCAATCCTATTGAGACATGATCAGAATTACCCACAATACCAGGATGAATGCCAGCATCATGACCACATGTGCCGGCAAGGATAAGAGGATGCAGATCAATTCACTCACTGCGCGAACTAAGGACTTCATGAATTCATTATACGGCGGTTTGTAATGGGCGAAGTAGTATTCTCTGAGCACTCGGAGCAGGTGGAGTTGATGCGCTGGACGCGGGAGACGGCGACGCTGGCGCAGTACCCGGATGCGTCGTGGCTGTTTGCCATCCCGAACGGTGCGAAGCTGCCATACACGGGCAAAGGGAAGAACCGTTACAGCAAGCAGGCGATGATCCTCAAGAGCGAGGGGCTGCAGCCGGGTGTGCCGGACTTGTGCCTTCCGGTGGCTGCGGGCGGGTATCACGGATTGTTCGTCGAGTTGAAGAGCCTGCGAAAGGGCGCAAAGGTTAGCCCGGAACAGGCTGTTTGGATCGCGAAGCTGAAGGAATTTGGATATCAGGTGGATGTGTGCTTCGGATGGGAGGCGGCGCGGGATGCCATCAAAGGGTATTTGGAGTTGAAAAGGACGGATCCATCCTCATGTTAAGCCAAGATGTAATGATCAAAGAGAAAGAGCGCATCGAGGGGCTGGGCGATCAGGAGGCGTGGGATGAGGCGGCGGCTGATTTCGATGCGAAGGCGGGGGATGTGTTCAGGCAGATGGTGCTGGCGATGTGTTCGAAGACGGATGTGTCTTTTTGGCGGGTGTTCCGCAGGATGAAGAAGCGGACGGTGAGTGTGCACGGCGTTCATCGATTTGACGGAGGGTCTTATGCTGGCGCATTGGCGAAGTGTTGGTTATGGCATCGGTACGAGGAGAAGGTTTTCGGTAATGACGACGCACCCGCTGGCTAGCGTGAAGTTCACGGCGCGGCAGCTGCAGGTGCTGGCGGGGCTGGTGCGCGGGGACTTGCAGGTGAAGATCGCTGACTGCCTGGGGATTTCGGAGAGCCGGGTTGAGGTGATCGTGAGTGATATCAAGCGGAAGCTGGATGCGCCAAGCTGCCCGGCGGCGGTGGCGAAGGCGGTGGCGCTGGGGCTGGTTAATCCTTTCGAGGATGATTGATGTAGAATTGAGGAGAGAGGTGAGAATGAATTGGTTGAACAGGATATTTAAGAAACAGGTTAAATGGGAAAGTGCGAGTGGTACATCTGTTCCAGATGCGGAGATGATACTCAAAAGGCAAAAAGCCTATGTGGCAGCAGTTGAAGATCTTCAAAATGTATGGGTTCCAAAGAAATTTAAGTATGCGTATATTCATGATACTTGTGGATGTATTGTGTTTTATTGCACAAAAAAGATGAAAAAGGACATGGAGATACTCTCGGAAGATTTTGTTTGGTCAGATGGAAGCCCAGTACTCAAATACGAAAGACAAATCTTGGGACCAAGCACTTATTTTAATCCTATCGATCTTACTGAGGAGACGCACTATCCAAAATGCCGGCGATGTGGGCAGCCAATTAGTATTTGGCCAAAGCTCAAAGAGTAGGTGAATTGGAAACCCCAGTCACGGCTTACAGCCGTTCCCGGGGCGCGCAATACAGCGCGAGGTTTGGTTTTCCCTACGTTGTAAGAGGAGGGTGATTGGCTTAGGATATAAGCACTCCTTCTTTTCCCTCCTTATTGGTTGGTGATCGGCTGCAAGCGAAGAACGTCCGGTTGGTGCCCGGGCGTTTTTCTGTTAATGCGTAGTAGCCCCACTCGTGGCTTGCAGCCACTCCCGGGGTACGCACGGAGAGCACGTGCTATAAGGTTTTCCCTACGTTGTATCAATGCTCATCCCGGCATAAGATGAATAGTATAAGAAAATGTACCTATTATTCAATCTATGGAGGATGAAATGAATGTTGAGTTAAGTGTCGGCGCGATTTTGCTTGTCATTTTCCTGATGGCGTTTTTGGTTGAAAGCCTGGTGGAGTATCTGTTCGGTGCGCTGTTCGATCATGTTCCCGGGATCACTCCGTACAAGTGGACGCTGATGTATGTGGCGATGGGGGTCGGCATAATCGGCGCGTTTGTTTATCAATTTGATCTTATTTATTTAATCGGTTTGTATGTGAAGGCTGGAATCGCGACCAATATCTTCGGCATTATTCTGACTGGGGCAGCCATTGGGCGCGGTGCAAACTATCTGCATGACCTGGTGAATCGTTATTTTGTAAAGCCATCTGCTGAATAAGGCGCGTCGACATGGCAGGTTCACCGAAAGAGGCAAGTAATAACGATATTACTCTCATGCTTGGCAGGTTGATCAGTGATGTGTCGTTCATCAGTGAAAAGGTGAACAAGCTGGATCAGGCGATCAACGGCAATGGGAAGCCGGGGATCATTGAGGACCATCGACAGTTACAGCTACTGGTCAAGGATCATTTGCGTTGTGAACAAGAAAAGGACGACGCGGTGAAGCTCCTGGCTCAGCAAGCAGACGAGGCCAAGAAGCTGCTGGCAACCGAAGAGAAAACGGCTAAGGATAAACTGGCTACCGAAACCAAAGCGCGCAAAGAAAAGATATCAGGGCGCGTGTGGGCAGTGATCATGATAGTGATTGCTTATGTGATTACCCAGGGAATGGCGCTGCTGGTGTTGTTTATTCGGACAGGTGGAATCAAATGAAACTGAGAGATTGATGCCGAATGCTGCGCTCAAGCCCTGCTCATATCCAGGCTGCATCGAATTGGTGCGGTCTGGTTCGCTGTGTGCTGTGCATTTGCGTCAGCGGGAGCAGGAGCGCGGGAGCTCCAGCGCTAGAGGGTACGACTACGAGTGGCGCAAGATACGCGAGGCGTTTCTACGGAAACGCATGTGGTGCTCGGATCCGTATGGTGTGCATTCCGGGATGAGGGTGATGGCTCGGCATGTTGATCATGTGGTCCCGCTATCACAGGGTGGGACACACGAGGAGAGCAACCTCAATCCGATGTGCACGAGTTGTCATAGTCGGAAGACCGCTGCATCAGATGGTGGATTCGGTAATCGGATTCATAGTCCAAGGGGAGGGGTATGAAGAAAGTTTTCGAGATTGAAAATGTAAAC